TGAGTCAACCGATGTACCTTGAGTCGTTGCAATAACATGAACTTTATAGATATATGCTGGATCAAACACCAATGAAGCACTGTGTGTATATGTTATTCCTTCATAAGAATATACAAGCTCAAGCTCTCCGCCCACCTTCACTACAGACGTTGAATTTCGGGCATATAGAGCATTGTTAGTGTAATCGAAGGCTAACTCCCCAACGTAGGAAAGGTTCGCTGTAGAGGGCTTTGTTGTGCCACGTTTGACCCGAAGTATAGCCATTAGTATGTACCACCATCAATGATTGATGAAGGTTGCAATACCTTAGTCGTGTCGATTCCAAGTGCATATTTAACGACACTTGGTGTGTAGTTTGAGTCGATATATTGATAAAGCTTTAACCCCCCAGAAAGTACTGCAGCATCAAACGCTGCTTGTGAAACTGAGGCGTCAGTACCGGCTCCGACTAAGATTCGAGTGTTGAGAACATTGGCTAAGATACTCTTTTGAGTTGTGGTCAAGTGGACATCAGCTGCAACGTGAGCGTTATAGGTAGTAGTTGATACACCACCAAGTCCTGCAAGTGTTATGGTGACTGCTCCTGTTGAACCGTTGACGCTTGTTACAGAATCGGTTGGAGTGAGCAGTTCTTGCCAGTTTGCCAATGTTGCATAGCCTGCAGTTTTAAGAATAAAGGATTTGTTGATGTCAGTTCTAACTGCAACGTCTCCTTCTTGAGCGTTCGATAGAGCCAACATTGCCGTTTGGCTTGCTACCACCCATGTATTCGTAATCGCAACTTTTGGAATGACAGAATCAGCAAGTTTTCCATCAGCATCAAGAATTGGAATGTTGCCATTGCCTGTCCCTGTGTTTTTGGTTGCGGCTGTTCCTAAACCTAAAGCAGTAATCTTAGTATCGATTTGTGTATCAACTTTTGCTACTCCAGGAATCTTTAAATAGTCCGCTTCTGCTAAAGGAACACTTACACTTGCTGTTTTATCAGCCTTTGCAATGTATAAATGCTCACCACTAAAATCGACTAGAGGTTCACCAGCTTTTACCGTTCCTGTCGTTCCAACGAGTGGTCCAGTACCGGCTGTGGTTCTTCGTTTAATTTGAATTGTTGCCATAATATTTCCTCCTTATTTTTTGAGATACGCTTGTGTCACTCTATGAGATGTATTTCCCAAAGACAAAGTGACAAGTCCATTTGCATAAGATATGCTTAGCGAATAATCTGCTCCACCATACCGATAGCTGAGTGATGAGTTTGAACCCACAACGATAAACAGCTGATTGGTTGGTAAACTTACAATCGTTGTATTCTCAATCACGACATAGAGAATGCTTTCCATTAAGATAGCCGAGTTAACATTGCCAAATCGGTAGACACCATTACTAATCTTGGTTAATCCCAGTTGCTGTGGATAATAGAAATCTTTTAGTTTTGACTCGAGTTCTTCAACTCTTATCCGATCTGATGTAATCATCTGTCGTTCAAAATCATTGATGAGACTGACTGATGTGGTTGTTTTCGAATAAGCTGCAAGTGCCAACTCATAAAGTCCATCGGCATTCTGTAAATTGTTTTGGGTCAATACAGGATAGGTTCCAATCGCTTCTTTAATATAGATAGTGACAGTATTTGCTTGAGTGTCTACTGCAAGCACTACATAGCCAAACTTACTTGAATCAGGTGTAACAGATATTGTTGTTTGATTTTCTATGTAGATTATTCGTCCATAAACTGCAACATAACCATCTAAAAATGTAATCGTGTTATTGGCTAACGTAAAGCTACATTGCGATTTCACGTACTTCAAGACGCCAACATCACTTGAAAATAAAAAATGATACAAATCCGCATCAATTTTCGATGTGACATTTGCACCATCAAAGGTTACTTTTTGAACACCCATTAAAATTCTCCTCCATCGAGATCAGTGATCCCAGTTGATTGTATTGATATATGACTAACTGCAGAGTTCACACTTTTGTTTAGAAGCTGGATTTTTTCGGTAAGTTTAATACGGTACTCACCAAGTGTTACCATTGCCTTATGAAACCCCTGACTAAATTTGATACTTGTAACGACCGAATCATAGGTTTGTTCATTGTTTACAAATTCTACGAAATCCCCAAGTTCGATATTTTTCATCGGTTGAAATACATCGTTTTCGGATTTAATCGTGAAAGTGATATTGTGGTCCAATTTTGAGGCGATCATCTCGGATCTTGCTTTTGTGAGCAATGATGGATAGTCATTATCTGTATAGTAAAATGCCTTCGGTTTGACACTCTTGTACCTGTTAGGATGATACATGTCGTGAGTCAATTCCCCAGTTGATAATAGATAGTAAACGATGGTTTGCTTGAACTGAACATTCTCGACTTTTGGGTAGTATGTGAGTTTATTGACCATTTGACTTGAACTGTCATTGACAACCAAATCCTGAATGGCCTGATAGTTGTTTCTGAGTTTAATACCTCTTTGAACCTCACCGATTCGAAAGATAATGCCTGTCACTCTTCCTCTTAAATACACGGCTTCAGTTGAAAGTTTCAGTCCGTATGATTTGGTGATGAGTTCCATCAAAGATGCTAAAGACATGATTTTATCAGGTTCAAAGGATAGTTCACCTGAAATACTTGAGCCTCTTTCGATTGTAAGATAACTGAGATTTTGAAGCGAATCGCTACTTTGTTTAAAGTTGGATACAAGCAAGTTTTCAAGGTACAAACTCAAATCCCCAGTATAACTTTCAACAGGTATGTCGATTGAAAACATTTCTTTAAAATCTAAGACATGAACGGTTGTCCGATGTTTGTCAGCAACTTCTAACCTTTCAACTATGCCAATGTAATGAATCGGTGCATCTTTTAATATCACGATGTCACCAACCGACACATTTAACTTGGCTTTGTTGATGGTGAATACTGACTTTTGAATGATGACTAAGTCTAGTGCTATCTCAAAATCCTTATCGACATAACCGTAGTCTTTATAAGCCAAGTTAAGTCTATCGAGGAACACAAGTTGCATACTTATACCCCCAGATATCCTTCATAAATTGTGATTCTGCAAGTGGTAAGACTAGCGACACCTGGCTTGAATTCAACCTCAAATTCACCTGGTTCAACAAATAGAAAGTTGTCACAAGTAAAATCCTGTAGTCCATAAATGGAAACTATCTCTCCATTGTCAATCTTGCGAATAAATTGTTTGTTTGGTACAGCTGACACATGAATCTCACCACTGCTTTGAGAATGAAACAGTCTTAACATCGTGATGATTCTAGTGCCTTTTCTAATGATGACTTCTGGCTCATCTACGGCACCTATCATTTCAATCAACAGCGGTGCTTTGAAAATACCACGATTGACGATTTGAATTTTGCCTTCATAAAATGCAGAATAGGTAAAGGGGTAGGTGTATGGATATACTTTGCCTATGGTGGACTCGTTAACCTCAATGGTATAAGTCTGTGTTTTAAGCCATAACGACAATTTTTGAAACACAATCTGACAACTGAGTGCACCTGCCACAAGTTCCTGTTTAGATACTGATTTGATATCGACAAAACAAAAAGCAGAATCATCCGCTTCGTAGTAAAGTTTAAGTTCTTTCTCTCCAAGTTTCAGATAATTCATCAGTTCTGTATAACCAGGATACCCTTTTAGAAAAGTGAGCGTTGCTTGTATTTCTGTTAATCCTTGTGTCTGATCGACGCGATCATGAAGATAATCATACTTAAGATATGTGAGCTCCTGAGTGAAGCCTAGTCCAGAGATACTATGAATCAGACAACCGCTTCTGTAATCAAAATGAAACCTATTACCAGAAGGATTTTCTAGATAGATTTTTCGAATCATATCACGCTACCTCCTAGTGCTCTATTGATTGAATCAATGTCAAACGTTGGTGAGGTTGTATTGATGGTGATGTTGTTCGTATTGCTGCTTGAACGATTGATGTTGTTTGTTGAGTGTACGCTTTGATTCTGCTTCAGATTAAACTTATCGCCAAACCATCCACCAATCTTACCAAAGAAGCCACCAACTTTATCTGCAGCATCGCCAACAAAATCTCCCACTCCTTTAGCAACATTGGATGCAAATTCACCAATATTACCAGTGATGTTTCCCACCATGTCACCAAAATTGCCAGCAATATCGCCCATCTTGGAGCCCAAGTCACCAATCCACTCGAATATTTGAGTTAAAAATTCGACAATCTTTTGAACCACTGCCATGACAGGTTCTAGTACTTTTTGAAGAACTTTTATTGCAGGAACTAAAATGGCTTGTAGGACTTTACCGATGATTTCGATGAGAGGTGCAACCAATTCTAGTAATTCTGCGATGAACTCGATTTGAGTCATCAATGGAATCAATAAAACATCAATGATAGGTACCAACATATCGACTAGCATGATGATGAGTTCTATTAACACATCCAAAATAGGAGTGAGTGCAGTCATTAAGCTATCAACGATTGTCATAATGGGTGGTAACAAAAGCATTAAAGTTTCACCAAGTCTAGCTAGTAATGCTCGAAACTCTTCGCTTTGAAACAATGCCATCGCAACAATAGCAATGAGTGCACCAATTCCAAGTGTTGCAAAATTCAGCCCAGCACCTGCAAAAAGACCTGAAGTACCCACTGCTTTTAGTGCGGTTGACACGATATTTAAAATAGGTCCCACTTTCCCGATAATGGAAAGTACTGGACCTATAGCAGTTATGACTGCACCAAGTGTAAGGATAATCTGTTTAGTACCTGTATCTAAGTTATTCCATTTTTCAATCCAACTCTTCAAAGTCGGAATGATTTCATCTCTAACCTTTTGAAGCATGGTTTGCATGATAGGTAGAACTTGAACGGAAATGTCCATAGCAAGACTACCCAGAGCTTGTTTCGTAGAATCAATGGCATCGGTAAACTCACCAGCAATTGCAGCTTGCTCATTGGTAATGATTCCAAGTTCTCTTGCTTCATTTCTCAAACCATTAATTGCACTTTTTTCTTGTGAAAGCATCGGTAGGATTTCAGTACCAATTTTATCACCAAAGAACTCATTAGCTATACCTACTCGAAGTGCTTCATCTTCTACACCAGCTAATGCGTCACGTATCAAATTAAATGCTTGATCGGTATTCAATCCTTTTAGATCATCAACTGTTAACCCGATTTGAGCAAGACTTTCAGCTACCTTATCACCATTACCTGTTGCAATATCGCCAAGAATACCATTAACCTTGATAAAGGCCTTATTCAGGCTTTCTGTCGAACTTCCGGATATCTTGGCAACGTAGTTCCATTCTTGTAAACTCTCGGCACTAAGGCCAAGTTTAGCGGCTGTATCACCTATTTCATCAGCAGCAACTGCAGTCTTTACTGCAAGTGCACCAAGAGCTGATAAAGCTCCAAGCACAGGTGCAGTGACTGATTTGGTTAGTGTTGAACCTAGCTTCCCAATCTTCTCAAAGTTCGCATTCGATAGTTCTGTGATTTTGGTTCTTGTGTTCTGAAGTTCCTTATTGAGTTTGGAGACTTCAGCTTCAGTATAGGCAACATTTCGAGCGAGTTTATTAAATTCAGTTTCACTCATTTGCCCAAGTTTGACTGCTTGTTTTGCTTTTTCAAGTTCTTGATTCTGTGTTTCTAATTTCTTTTTAGTCGTTTGAAGGATATCGTTGAGCTTCGATTGCTTCTGTTTCCAAAGTTCAACATTTGAACTGTCGTATTTGAGGTTTGCATTAATGGCTTTGAGATCCTTTTGTTGTTCTTTAAGATCAGATTGAATTCCTTTGAGTTCATTCTCTAAATCTTTGCCATCAAGACTTAGCTTTATGTTTAATCCTTTGACTGTTTCTGCCATCTTTGCTCACCTCCTTACTTGCTAAATTAAAAATCGATCTATATCAGCCTGTGATGCTCTTTTTGAACCACCATCTCCAGATATGACTTTCATTTCAAGTTGAACCAACTCAAAATATGTCGATAGATCAAAATACTTCGAGTCCTCAATCGATATGCCTAGATGAGCCAGGTTGAAGATTATATTAGAGGTTGCACCAAACTCTGGCTCATCATTTGGACTGTGGGGATGGTTTGGTACCTTTTTGGAGAGTGCCTAGCATTTCACCGATAGTTTGCGATAGAATGCCTAATTCTTCGGTATCGCTTAAAATACCAAAATCAAGTGTCATCAAGAAGTCATTGTATGATGCCTTGCTGAAAGGACGATGCAACACATAAATGATTCTAAAAATCGTATCGATTACGAGTGAGAAGTCTTCTTCTTTGATATCCTTACCCTTTTCAAGTTTCTTGATATCGCTGAATAGTTCAGACCCGAAAACGTTACGATAATCGATGATTGTAAATAGTGACGAGTGGAGTTTATACTCCTTGTCACCGAGTTTAATAACTTTTTCCATAGTTCAATCCTCCTTAGATGAATGTAGGTAATACTGGCGATGTTGATAAGAAGTTCGTGTAGTTCGAATCTCCAACACTTGCAATGACTCGAATGATCAGATTATTTCCTGATTCGATTGGGCGAGCGGTGATGTTAAGTGAGATTGAGTTAGCTTCAATGGAGTCAGCTTTCGATTTGCTTGCATCCCCTGAAGGTGTAGCTGTGCATAGGTAATACCAAATACGACGAGCTTTAGCATCGCCTTGAATTTCATAACCCAACGCGAAGGTCTTGGTTTCATTGTTAACCACTTCGACAAAGTTGCCATTGGTATCTGTTTTAAATCCAAAGATATCCTTCTTAAACTCATCATCAATCTCTGTAAACTTGAGCGTGACGGTTGAACCTGAATTAGATACTAAGGTTGCGATAACCTTATCGTCTGCATAGACTTGTGAACTACCACCGATGATTTCAGTGGTGATTTCTTGAGCACCAACCAGACGCTTTGGTGTTCCAAAAGTCCAGGAACCATCTGTTCCAATTGTAGCAAGTGCATAATGGACATTGGTAAGTCCGAATGTGACTTTATTACTCATATTTTATTTCCTCCTGTTTGATTTCATAAACTCGATTGACCGAGTTATCGTCATTGACATATTCTGTAATCATTTGATAATTAAAACCCGATTGATATAGAGCTGATTCTAATTGCTCCTCAATTGTGGGTTCTTTTGATTCTGTGACAAGTGTGATTTGATAAATGATGATGCGAACTGCTGATTTGTTATCCGCATAGGTTTGCACCCTATCGCTGATTTCTTGATAGACAATAAATGGATATACATGCAGTTCGTTTGCATCGACTATGTTTGTTCCATAAGATACTCGATTTGGTAAAACAACATCAAGTATCTGGAATAGTTGTTCTATAAAACTCATGAGGATCCACCTCTTTCAATAATCGATTTGATTTTCTCAACCATATCCGGTGCAAATACATCGAAAGCAGGTCGCATGAATGGACGTGGTCCTACAAATTTACCACCACGATGCGTAAACCCAAACTCAAGTAAATGAGTTAACCTTCCTTTGGTGCTTGAATAAATGGCAATACGCTTATTGATACCTTCACCTTCGGGAATTGCAACAAACGATTCTGCAAAACCATAGGCTTGACCACTCTTCGGTGCCTTTGATTGAATGTAAGCTAATACTTTATCTGCGGTTTCGTCTAGTACTTTTTCCATTTCTTTGATGACATCTTCTGCATAAGATTCGACAAGCTCACTAATTCCAAGTGCTAATTCATCCAATGAGA